AGACCTAAGGTTGATTCTAATTCAATCGTAACAGGATTCCAAGATACATCAATACTTTCACAAACAAATGCTTCCAGTTTTGCAGGTCCAGGAGGAATTGCAAGCAGCACTCCTGCTATAGATTCCAATTTAGAATTTACGATTTCATTTAGCGAAACACAATATCTTGATAGAATTGATGGCGTCTTCCTAACCAAGAAGGGAGAGTTTGCTATTAAGGAAGGAAATTCCTCGCTAAATCCAGCAAAACCAGAAACTATTGATGATAGTATTCCTCTATATTACATCTACGTTCCAGCTTATACCAATACAAGCAAAGACGTAAAGATTATTCCAGTTGACAATCGTAGATATACGATGAGAGATATTGGAAAACTTGAGAAGCGTATTGAGCGTCTTGAGCATTATACAACTCTAAGCATTCTTGAGCAACAAGCTCTGAATATGCAAGTAAAAGATGAGATTGGTCTTGATAGATTCAAGAGTGGTTTTATCGTAGATAACTTTGAATATCACAAGGTAGGCAATCTAAAGTCTATTGACTATGAGTGCTCTATTGATACGCAGCAATCTGTATTGAGACCTCAGGTAAAAGAAGATTCAATTTCTCTCAGAGAAGTATTTACTACAAATGATGAGAGATCTATATACGGTTACACAAATAATAATGGTATTGTAACTTTACCGTATACAAATCTTGAGTTAGTATCAAATCAATTTGCTACTAAAACTATCAACCCAAATCCATTTGTTGTTATTCAATATGCTGGCGATGGTGAATTATTCCCTCAAGTTGATACATGGTATGATAGTTCAATTCAACCAATTGTTGTTAACGACAATACTGGACTATTTTCAATTTTCTCTGCTAAGTCAAATGCTGAGGAGGCATTCTCAAGCATCTACAATAGTTCAATCATCAATTGGATAGGTACAAATAGAACATTCTTCAATATTGATCCTCTTACTCAAACAGATAGTGAAAAATCATCTGCAAATGTAGATCTTGCTCTTGTTTCAAGTAGTTCAAATATCACACCACAAAACTATGAGTTGGCACAAGGTGTAGGAAAAACTACAATCGGTAACAAGTCCGTAGCAAATTCGTTGCAGTTGTTTGCCAGAAGTCAGGATGTAAAATACGTTATTAGAAGAATGAAACCAAAGACTCAGGTCTTTGTGTTCATGGAAGGTAAAGATATTGGAAGATGGGTTGTCCCTGATTCTAGATTTACTGGTATTGCTGGAAATTCTCCATCAGCATTTGGAAGATCTGTAATCACAGATGAGAATGGTAATGCGAGTGGCATTATTATTATTCCTGGTGGATATCCTCCAGTAGAAGGAACTCCTTGGACTAATGATATTCAAACTGTTTTATACGATACGAATACTGATCAACTAAGATTCCCAACTGGAGTGAAGACTATTAGATTTACATCAAGCTCTGTAAATGCTAATAAAGATGAAGTAGATACATATGCAGAAGTAAAATATTATGCATCTGGAATTCTTCCAGAAAATCCAAGTTCTATTATTTCTACTAGACCTTCATACTTCAAGGCAAATGAAGGAATTCAATTAGCAGACAGCAATACAGATATTGAAGTAAAACCAAATCCATTAGCACAAACATTCAAGATTGAAAATTATCAAGGTGGTGTATTTGCTACTGGAGTTGACTTGTTCTTCAATAAGAAGAGTTCTACTATTCCAATTAGAGTTTATCTAACTAATGTAGATCTAGGTAAACCATCCAAGAATATTGTTCCTGGAACTGAAAGCGTATTGAATCCCGAAACTAAGTTGAAAGTATTTGCTAGTGGCAATCTTTCAGTCAAGCAAGGAGAACTTGTAAATGGTGCTAAGTCGGGAGCTTCTGGTCCTCTAGAAAAGATCTTTGATAGAAGCAATATTGAGGTAGTTCCTCTATCAGATGGAACATATAATCTGACAAATGAGCAAGTATATACATTTGTTCTATCTAATCATAATGGTAAGACATTTGTTCAAGATGAGCAAGTCAATACAAATTCTCTAACAGTATACAATAATAAAAATTCAACAAATCTAACTCTAAAGATTGCTAAAGATTCTGGAAAAATTTCAGAACTTGTTATTGATTCCACAGGATCAAATTATGAAGGCGCTATTCTAACTATTGAGAGTCCACAACTTCCTGGTGGAAGCACAGCAGCTGCTGTTTGTAAAGTATCTGGTGGAAAAATTTATGCTACAGAGATAACTCTAAGTGGTAGTGGTTATACAGAAAATCCTTCGGTTGTTATTAGAGGAGTTGGATCTGGAGCAGCAGGAGCAGTTGTAAAAGCAAATATTGAAATTAATAGTCCTGCAGTTTCCATGGGTGTTGCAGTTGACGACTTTACCAATTTTGGAACTTTCAATTCGGTAACTCCAACCAACTTCAAGTTCAAGCATCCAGTTTACTTACAAAATAATATTCAATATGCTCTTGTCGTAGAAACAGACTCTACCGATTATATGATGTGGGCGTCTAAACTTGGCGATCCTGATATTGCAACAAGTGTAACAGTTACAACACAACCTGCTCTAGGTTCTCTTTATAAGTCCCAGAATATTGATAATTGGACAGAAGATCTGTTTGAAGATGTCAAGTTTACTCTATACAGAGCAGAATTTGATATTAGTAGAACAGCAGAATTATTCTTGAAGAATGATCCTCTTGGATATGAAAGATTATCAGTAGATCCTTTTGAGACTTCTGCTAGATCAGATTCAACTGCAACTTCTACGTTATTCAAAAATAACAATACCATTCTGAGAGTTTCTCACAAGAATCATGGTTTTGAGGGTGGTGGTAAGTCCTATGTATTCTTTGATAATGCAAGAGATGTTGGAGGAATCACAAGTTCCGTTTTGAATACAAATCTATTTGAAGTTACCAATTCTGGTATTGATACTTACGATATTCAAGCTCCCAATAGAGCAGGTAGTAGCGTATTCGGTGGCGGCAGTTCAGTAATTGCTTCTTACAATAGAAAGTATGAAAAACTATATGCCCAAGTAAATTATATTCAATCAGAAGGAACAACTATCAATTCATTTGTAAAGACAACTAATATCATTCCTGTTGATTCTTCAACTCAAAATTATACCTCTTATTCAGTTTCAAATTACGAAAAAACTTTCTTGAATGAAGAGCAATTCTTCAACAATCAAAAAGTTATAACTTCAGAGATCAATAGCACACTCAATAATATTGATAGTTCTTTGGGATATAGAGTAGAGTTATCATCAAATGTTTCATATCTATCCCCCGTAATTGACGTTGCATCATCTTCGGTGAAAACATATTCCAATAGAGTAGAAAATTCTAAAGGTAAAGAAGATCGTTATGGCAAGAGATATCAAAAGTTATCATTCTTCCCAGTATATTCGTTTGCGATTTCTGGCAATGGTGGAGTTGATGTCGCTATAAATCAGTCTGTTGAAGGAATTACTTCAAAGGCAAAGGGAGAAATTATTAAGTACTCTGATAATACTGTATGGGTTAGACTAACAAGTATTAGTTCTTTTGAAGCTAATGAAGAGTTATTCTTCTCTTCACAATCTCAGTTGAATAACGCATTCTACAATCCCAAGTATTTTGGAGGCGATGATAATGGTCAGATAGTTGCAATTTCTGCCTTTGGTTCTACAGAGATAGTTCCCAACTTTACTGTTGGTTCAACGATTGTTTCTCTAAATCCAAGTGATGTAACTATCAAGTATGAAAATAAAATTTCAGGAAAGATTATCAATTGGGATTCTCAACTAGGAGAACTAGTTCTAGAAAATAATAAGCAACCAATAAATGATAATTTCAGCGATCCTATTTTAGTTGGTAGTGATTATGCAAGAAAGACTTCTGTTGGCGATCAACAAAATGATATCTTTAGAGTAAATGATTTGATATTTACAGATGATTTAACAGTTGAAGAACTGCAATTCATAAAAGTTTCTTCTATGACATTTGAGAATGGTGTAGATTATGTTAGCGAAGATAGTTCTAAGAACACCTCTGCAGTTGCTAAGTATGTGAGTAAAGAAGTTTCGCTAAATTCCGATGGTAGTGCTATTGATGTTAGAATTACTGTAAATCTGAAAGATGTAGAAAATGTAAAAGTATTCTACAAGACTAAGAAGTCTTCTTCTCAAGAGAACTTTGAAGATATTAATTGGACGCCATTCAATACAAATGGCAATCCAGATACAGAAGAAGTTGCAACAGCAACCAATACAATTTCTGGAGAATTTGAGGAGCAAAGGTCATATCAAGAATTGAAGTATAGTACTGCAAACTTACAGAATTTCAGTTCTTTTGCAGTTAAGATTGTAATGCAAACTGTAGATCCAGCATACGTTCCAAAAGTTCAAGACTTGAGAGTCGTTGCTTCCTACTGATGATAAAAGTGAAAGGGCATGAGGGGTTGTATAGAGACCCATCTACTGGCGCAATTATAAACACCCAAAAACCCAGTAAAAGCAATTTTACTACATCCTTTAGCACTGCTCTGAATGACATAAATAATTTGAAAGCAGAATTATCTGAAATTAAACTACTCCTTAGAGAGATAATAAAAAATGCCAGCACCAGCAATTAATGTACTAAAACTAGATACTTTTGAGATACAAAGGCAAAAAATAAATTCTATTTCAGATACTTTGTATAATTTTTTCAATGGAGATGTAGCTGTTGAAAATGTTTTATCAGTTGATGATTTATCTGTTACTGGGGGAGATATCACATTATCTGCATCTTCTAGCAACATTTCTATTATAGATAATAATTCTACTGCTTTAACTATAAAAGAAGGTGAAAATTTTTATGTTACATTATCAACTACCGATAATACTGAGTCAATAACTCTACACAAGAATACTAATGTTAATGGACTCGTAACTGAATCTACCGATAACGGTATAACTTATTGGAACGTTGTTACTCAGCAAGATATTGGTTATGCTGCAAACCAAGTTCCACTAAATCAATACTTAGGACAACTTGCATTTTTAGATGATTTCAGTCCAAATGGACTGAGGAGAGATGGTGGTGGGTCTGATGATCTTGTAGTAGGAGATGACGGAACTGTTGGTATCGGAACAGATACTATTGGAGTAACTGGATATGCATTAGAAGTTCGTGGTAATGTATATTTAAATAACGGCAATGGTGGTAGCGATATACTATTTTTGAATAATGGTGGTATTACTGGTGCTAATAAATTAACATTTCAAGATCCGGGTCCAGGTGAAGGAGTACTCTGGGGAGGTGGAAGTGGATGGGCGATTTATGAATCGCCAAATGATCTAGCAACAAATGCTGCTGGGAATCTACAGTTTGTATTAGCAGGTTCCAGGATTCTTACTCTTGATACTTCTGGTAATGCTGAGTTTACTGGTACTGTAAACATCGGAAACGTTTCTGGCAACACATCATTCAGTGGTGAAATTACATTCCAAAGTAATGTCACATTTCAAAGTGATTCGTATTTTGGAGACGGCAATACATTAAATTTTGGAACAGATGATGACTTAAAAATTTATCATGATGGAAGCAATAGTTACATCAATCAAACACCATCTTCAACTGGAGATTTATTTTTAATTGGCGATGATAGATTAGTATTACAAACATACTCACCATTTGATTTAGTTGCAGAAAATTCAATTATTTGCAATTCGGACGGATCTGTTGAACTTTACTACAATAATACCAAAAAATTTGAAACTACAGATCTTGGTGTTAAGATTGGATCAGTAATAAATATAAATTCAAACGATAATCTTTATAATGGGACTTTGAGTTTTAATGGAACATATGGTCCACTCTTTACTATATCAAATGATTCTGAGTCAGATTCATTCAATATTAGTGATATTTCAGGTATTCCCAGTTTCAATATTGATCAATATGGGACAGTACTAATTGCTCCATATGGTGTTGACGAATATGTTGGAATTGGTATTGAAAATCCAACTTCAAAGGTACACATTAATTCTGGAACTGGATATAATGCTTTAAATATAGAAGGATCTGCTGGACAATTATTTTCCGTAACCAATAATTTAACAGAAGGATCTATTTTCTCGGTAAATGATATTTCCGGTATTCCGAGTATTGATGTTGATGTCAATGGAATTGTTTCTATTGCCCCATATAATGGAAATGTTGGTATCGGAACTTTACTACCAACAGAAAAGCTTGATGTTAATGGAAATATAAAGGCAATTATATTTAAATCTACAGCAGCGCCAGGAACTGCTCCATTTGAAGTTTCTTCCGATACGGTAGTTACAAATTTAAATGCCAATAAACTTCAAGGGTATACACAAGCTAATTCTAATGTAGGGAGTACTATTGTAAGACGTGATTCCTCTGGTTCATTTATTACCCAGACTATTACTTTAGAGGGAGAACTTCGTGGCCCAGCAAACTTTATTATTGATCCAGAAGTCATCGGAGATGATACTGGCACCGTTGAAATTAAAGGTAATTTGAATATAAGAGGAGATGCAACATTCCAAGGCAATGTAGATCTTGGTGATAATGATAGACTGAGACTTGGTGATAGTCAAGACTTACAGATTTATCATAATGGAAGCACTAGTTACGTTAGTGATGTTGGTAGTGGTGATTTAAATATTGGTGGAAGTGTAGTAAACATTAGGAATGGTGCTCAGAATGAATTACGAGCAGTATTTGATGCGAATCAAGTAGAACTCTACTACGACAACTCCAAGAAGTTTGAAACCACTACATCTGGTGTTACTGTAACTGGAGATACTTCAATTTCATCAAAATTAAGTATCGGAACCGTTAT